CACCGTATTTGATGATGATGGTTACAAAGTCACGGTTTGGCAATTCGTCTCTCAGAAATTTAATTTCTTTCACGTTGTGGAACGATATATCCATGATCAAACCCCCAATTTCTCAATAATTTGCTGAATTTCAGCGATAAACGCTGTTATTTCCGCTTCGAGCATTGAAATATATTCATCGTCTCGATCAACGCGACAAACGAACATTTCCAACCCTTCGGGCATGCGTGGGTCAAAGCTGACAAAGTCACACCACTGGCGGCCAGTGCAGGCCAGCTGCCACTGAATCTGGGGCATGTGCTTTTCAGGGCACTCCTTGGCCAGCAGCGTTTCAATGTGGGTTTTGGTGTTTGGACACTTAATCTCAATCAATCCATCATCACCCACCAATCCATCAGGGCTTGCGCCCGAGAAGTCAACAGTAGGATGATCGATAAAACCAACCTCTGTCACCATGTTGCCGGAGAGTTCTTCGTACATGAAACGCGCATCAGCCTCATTTTCAACACCCCACGCCATTGCCGGCGTTTGGTATTTGTCGGCGGGAAGACCCGTTAAACGTTCGGCCACCAGCTGCATACGATAATCAGCACGCGCCTGCGCTTCCTTGCCGGTTTTGAGCTTGGCCAGCACGTTGCAGACGGCTGAGGCAGTCACCTTGCCCGTGCGGGCGGAGTACCATTCAAGGCTGCGTTGTTCCATTATTTAGCCCCCCCATCCTCAGTGCCGGCGGCCTTGGCAGCGGCTTTCAAACTGTTGCCGTGGGTTTTCCACAGGCGGGCTTTATATGGCCCGCTGAGTGCCTTAAAAGCAGCCGCAAGGGCAGGCTCACCCGACAGGGCAGCATCACGCAAAGCATCGATGTTAGCGGCCTCATAGGCGGCATACTCGGCCTCAACGTCAACAGGCGGGGCTTCCGGCAAGTCTTCGCCAGCATAAATGTACAGGCCAAGACCGTGCATAGCTATGGCCTTCGCCAAGCAGCGCATCAGGTTCTTGTTGACAGCGAACGCATCAGGGTTAGCAATAGCCTTGTTCCGGTGATCCATCACCGGAAGAACGCACTGACGAGTGACGCCAAACACGGTGCAGGTTACCCCAACAAAACCCGTGCCATCTGGAAGTGATAGCACAATAGACCCGCAATAGTTGATAGGCTCCCACGTTGCCAGCGGGTCGGCCTTGAGCACTTCGGCCCATGCCCATGCCCAGCTTAAGTAGCTGAGGCCGTTTTTGCTTTCAACGTGGGCGTTCACGTTGGTGGAAAGCAGTTTTTCTGTCGTCATCATTGTCTCCAGTTATGCCCAAATGGGCGGGTTAAAAATCCCCTAGAGCGGGGCTGATAGATGAACTATAACATAAAATTTATTTATACAATAGACAAATGCAAAATATTTTTACATTGTGGTATAATGACACCATGAACAACAACGAATTTCACCTTTTATTCATGTACGCCAAGCGCAAAGCCGGCAGCTTCAGAGCATTGGCCGAGCAGGTCGGAGCGCCCAGTTTTGCTAGCGTGCAGATGTGGGCATACAACGGCGTGCCACACAAGTACCGGATGAAGTTGATCGAACTGTTTGGCGATGAATTTAAGGCAACGCAGGAGGAGCCGGCGCCATTGTAGTAAAATGAAATCTTGGCGGTTTATCAGTTGCGTGTACGAGACGCATTGACTGATAAGCCGCAAGGCTGACCCGTAAGACTCTGGAGCTCGTACCTCTAGGTTTTACGGGTTTTTTTTTGGAGTCAATCCATGAGTACACAAATGATGGCCAAGATTTGGCCGTTACAAATGCCAACAGTTGCTAAGGCGGTTTATATATCGCTTGCCGACAACGCCAACGACCACGGCCTATGCTGGCCGTCAATCCCTACAATTTCAAAGCGGGTATGTGCGAGCGAAAGGGCGGTTTACAACGCCATTAAATGGCTTGAGAAAAACAACGCTTTGACCAAAAACCATAATGCGGGAAAGAGCACACATTACACGTTAACCCCTGAATTATATTCACCCCTGACAGATAGTCACCCCTGCACGACGTTCACCCCACCCCTGCACGACGTTCACCCCACCCCTGCACCAAGTGCAGTACACCCCTGCACCACGTTCACCCAAACCGTAATAGAACCATCATTGAACCGTAAAAGAACCGTAAATATTAAAGAGCCCAATTTGCTTGAAGGCGTGGATGAAGATGTGGCCGCAGATTTTCAAAAGCTACGCAAAGCAAAAAAAGCACCGTTGACTAAAACGGCTATCAAGGCAATTCAAACCGAAGCGGAAAAAGCCGGCATGACTTTAGAGCAGGCGTTAACTGTTTGTTGCCAAAGAGGATGGGTTGGATTCAAAGCGGCATGGGTAGAGAATGATTCGCCCAATTCAAAGCCGCAGGTTTTGAGCTTCAGAGAGCGTGACGAGCTTGCAAAGCGCAAGTCGTGGGAAGAAATGACCGGCAGGAAATGGCCGGAGGAAGATAGCAGGGAAGTGATCGACATGAATCTCACGGCAGGACTACTGGAGCACGACAATGACACCGAAAGCAATTGACCGACTATTTGAGCGCCTACAACTGACATACGGGCAGGCGTGGTTAAAACTTTGGGATGGCATCCCGATCAATGAAGTCAAAACACAATGGGCGCATGAGCTTTCAAGTTTTAACGAGCATCTTGATATGGTTGCTTGGGCGCTGGAGCATTTACCAGAGCGCCCACCAAACGTGATCCAGTTCAAGAATTTATGCAGGATGGCACCAAAGCCAGAGCCCATGCAAGAACTACCACCCCCGAAGCCCGACCCTAGCCGCCTACGGATGGAGCTGGAGAAACTCGGGGCGCTAAAGACCGCAAGCCAGCAGGCCAAGACCGACGGCAAAGAATGGGCACGCATCATTTTGGCCAAACATGAAAACGGCCAGCGCATACCAAGCATTAATTTGCGTTTTGCGAGTGATGCGTTGGGGGTGGTTGTATGACTTGCCCCGCATGTGAAAAACGCCTCAAACATGGCTTAACAGGCCATTACGAGGCATCATGCCTTGAGTGTTGCGCCCGACTGGTTAAAAGTACCAGACCGCTGCGAGTGCAAGCCGAGTGCATGCTTGGATTTATCGAGCGCTTTGCAAGTGCGCCACTGAGAAAAGACATTTTGAGAAGGTTGAAGGAGATTATTTGATGGAGCGATTACTAATCACACTGGCCGAGCCGGCGGCGGCGCACAAAGCACTAAGCACGGTAGTTTGGCCATATCTTAAAAATGCTTTGTTGGCAGATCAAAAAATGGTGATCGAAGTACGGCAAGAGCAAAGAAGCCTAGATCAAAACCGCAGGCTTTGGGCCATGCTCACCGACGTATCAAACCAAGTGATTTGGTACGGCCAGACGCTGACGGCTGAGGAATGGAAGCACGTGTTTACAGCAGCGCAGACAAAGCAACGGGTTGTGCCAGGCATCGAGGGGGGATTTGTCGCGCTTGGACAGTCCACCAGCAAAATGACGAAAGCAGAAATGAGCGAGCTTCAAACGCTCATCGAGGCATTCGGGGCGCAGCAAGGGGTTAAATTTACAGCATGGGAAATTAAATGAATTTTGAATTCGAGAGGCCGGAACCACAATCACCGCGAGGAATTAGCACATTGGCCAAATTTATGGGTATCACCCGGCAGGCAAACGGCAGGCAAACGGCAGGCAAACGGCAGGCAAACGGCAGGCACCTACTTGCCTAAATATGCCAATAATAGGGAACCATGTTCAATAAACCCCAAAGAGGTAAAACATGGCTACAAAGACTTTTCAAGCAACCCCGCTGGCACTAGAAACCCGGGCCGCGTTACCCACAAACGAGGCCGCTTTTCACCTTAATCGAGCTGAACAAACACTAAGGCTTTGGGCCATGCAAAATGATGGCCCCGTTAAATGTATTCGAGTGCATGGCCGCTTACAGTGGCCTGTAGACCAAATAAAAAAGGTGATGGGGGTGAACCTATGAAAAAGGCCCCACACCGAACCAACAGTACAGGGGCCTTTGTACAACTAACTTTACTTGAAACACCTGCATTTTGCCACAAAATGCCCACCCAATACGGAGAACGCAACCCAGCCGGCATAAACGAAGTAGCTGAAAGTTTAGGGGACAAAAATAACAGGTATTTATGTCCCAAAAAAAAATTTATAAATAGTACACTAAGTTGATTTCACGCTTGAAATCATGAAGTCTAAAAAATGCAAAACCTGCGCCGAGCAGTTCACCCCGAGCAGACCACTTCAGCAGGTATGCGGGGCGGTGTGTGCGATGAAGCTGGCAAGGAAGAAGACCGAGCAAGCACACAAGCAGGAGCAACGAAGAGACGCAACCGAGATCAGAAAACGCCTAGACGCTATGCAGACCAAGCCTCAATTATTAAAAAAGGCGCAGTCGGCGTTTAACGGGTTTATACGGGCAAGGGATGAGCGCAAGCCATGTATCAGTTGTGGCGCACCGCTCAACCTTGACAAGTTGGGCGGGGCGTTTGATTGTGGACACTACCGAAGCGTTGGCAGTAGCCCACACCTACGATTTGACGAGCGCAACGCCCACGGACAGTGCAAGCACTGCAATCGATATCTGGCCGGCAACCATGTTGCCTATCGGCAAGGGCTCATCGAGCGCATAGGACTGGCACAAGTGGAGGCACTTGAGGCAGATCAGACAGAGCGCAGGCACACGAAGCACGAGCTGGAGCGTATGGCGATAGAGTACAGGGCAAGAGCGAGAGCACAAAAAAAATAAAAATAATTTATAAAAGTGTTGACAATATAAAATTATTTGATATAGTTACATCATCGACAACAAACAAACGGAGAAGATGATGGCTTATATGAACCAAGAGAAAAAAGCGAAAATTGCAGCGGTATTAAAAAACGTAGTTCCTAAAGGTTGGAAGTACAGCTTGGCAGTTCGTGACTATCGAGTTATTGAAATGACAATCAGCGCAGCGCCAATAGATTTGCTTGCGGCGGTTGGGCAGACAGAAGCGTCAAGTTATTGTTTTGCAATTGAAACCAAAGTTGCAGAAGTAACCGAAGCATTTAAAAAAATATTCAATGCGCTGAACACCGACAACTATAACCGCAGCGACATCATGACCGATTATTTTGATGTTGGCCACTATGTACGCTTGAACATTGGCAAATGGAATAAACCCTTCAAATTGGCAGCATAAGCAAAGCCCCGAAAGGGGCATTGAAAGGCAATATGAGAAAAGTAAAAATATCAGGCGTTGAATACCACAGCGCAAACACCCAAGCCGGCATCGAGGATTTTCTAATCCGCAGCGGACTTATTAAAACGCCCGAGTTCCGCAAAGCAGATAATTGTGAGGCTGCGTTGTTCATCAGCTGGTACGAGTCATTGGGGTACAAGCAATTAAGAGAACCGGACTACAGCGCAAAAAGTTACAAGGACGGCTGGGGCATATGCGTTAGGTATTACTACGAGCGGGACGCAATTGCAACCAGGCGCAGCGGGCGCATGCCGGCGGAAGAGTTTGAGCAGGCATTTCTCAAAAAGATTCTGAAGCCGCTTGGCATGCCAAAAATGCACACGGGCGCACGGTGCTAGGTAAAAAGGAAGAAGCAAATGGAAATCATAAATAAACTGTTAAAAATCTCAAACAAAGAGAACGCCAAAACGATTGATGAAGCGATAGCTTACATGCGGGAGCTGGAGGCTGAGCGAGATGAAGAGATGGCCGAGCGCATTAGGTTGGAGGAGCACTTGCATATCGCTCGCCGGTTTTTGTCTGGCATCAGTGCGGAGATTCATCTGCAACTTGTAAAGGCTGATAAAGCAAACTGGCAGGACATGCTGCAAGAGCTGGGGGATTTACAAAAAAAATTGGCTTACACGCAGGAGACAAAAAAGTGATATCAAAAATTACACAATCGGCCAACGGCGTTCATTTGATTGTCGAGCGCAGTAAAGAAGAAGCGCAGCTTGATAAGGTTGATATTTACACAATTCCATTCCATAAATGGGAAGTTGCAGAAAGTGTTGTAATTGAAGGTTTGCAGCGTTGTGGAATTGGTTTGAAAAATACCCAAGAAACCCACACGCAGCGGCTGGCAGTGTTATTTATGGCACTAGAGCAATGCACACGGGAGCAAGTAGACAGCATTGTCAAACGCTGGAGCGAACTCGAGTACACGCAGTTGCGGGCGCTTTACGAGCTTGTTGAGGGCGACGACCCATTGAACGAAACTGAGCGAACATTTGGGGGGTGCGCCGGCTGGCGTGCTGCAATTCTTTGGGGATTAGCAAGAAGAGTTTAATAAAAAAGGG